TATGTCGTCTACAAAACGTATATCGTTATGATTAAAGGTACCATAGCCCTTTTCCAATCGGCTTATGATTTTCTTGTTAGATTGATAGGCGGAGGAGAAGAACAAAGTTCGCAACCTAGATACAGCAAACTGTCCAAGTCAGAGAAAATTAACCTGAGGGATTTAATTAATACCCAAGGTAATGATTTATCTGGTTATGATATGGCTAAAAAAATATCGTGTACTAATACTAGTTCTTATATTGTCGAATATAGAACTGAAGGACACCGCGATTCATTTAAAATACTGGAAATGGGCAGCGTCTTGTGGCTTGATTCCACTACTCTGCTTCTTCCAGAACATTATATTACTATGTGTCTTGCAAAATTCGGTAAAGAACCTGAAAATTTACCAAATATATGGGTTTCTCTAGCCAATGAAGATGGAACCACTATATATGAAGAGCCCTTGGCTACTATATTGGCCTCCATCTACCACACTTATGATGGTGATGCCCATCTTATATTATGGAAAATTCCCAAGCCATTAGGGCAGCTGCGTAAAAATATACGTGAATATTTTGTTAAGGATTCAGATGTACACAGTCTTAGTAATGACGATTTAAACGTTACTATATGCATCAACAGCGACAATAAAGCTTTTCAAAACTCATCAGCCACTGTGACTTCAGTAGCTATCGGTGATATTAAATTAGCTAAGGGCTTGGAATATAGTATAGATACTGGTAAAGGAGATTGTGGTATGCCTCTCTTTGTACGTCAAGCTCGTCTTGGAAAAAGACGCCTGATAGGCATACACATAGGAGGCACAGAAAAAGGTCATTTTGCAAAATATGCCTGGAGTGCACTTGTGACTCAAGAAATGATAGGAAAATATGAGGCAGCTTTAGATCTTCTGTTATTAGAAAATAAGAAAGAGATCTTTGAATTCGATGAAAATGACGTAACTTTGCAGGCTGGTGTGTCTTTAAACACCCTTGTTCCATATTCACACAGTCCCTATAAGAAAAGTAAAATAGTTCCTTCTATCTTAGCTAAGCATTTACCGGCATCTACCAAGCATCCAGCGTTGCTTATGCGTAAAGGTAACATTGATCCTTATGCTGTAGCTAGAGCCAATTACTACAAAAGAGATACCTTTTATAATGAGTCTTTAGCTATCAAGGCAAAAAAGGATTTAATTGATTATCTTGTTAGTAAGCCGTGGACTGTTGATACCGAATTAGTAACGGTTGAAGAAGCGTTATACGGCAGTGCTGCAAATCCATTATATTCGGCAATTCCTTCCGGAACGAGCGCTGGAGCACCTATAAAGTATGTGCAGCCTGACCTTAAAAACAAGTTGTTGGGTCCTGCCGCTTTACGTTCCCGTGCTAATTCAACGTTTGTCGTCTATGAAAAAGATATGTATGAACGCATTAGACAAGCTAACGAAGGGTGTCGTTTAAAATATCTATATACAGACAATCTTAAAGATACTTTGGTTTCAATTGAAAAGTTTGAAGCCGGTAAAGGCAGATTATTTTCAGGTTCTTGTATGAATCTGTGTGTCTGTACTAAGAGTGTATTTGGGAAAGCTATGGAATTCTTTGCGAAAGATAGCATCACGAAAGGTTTTGCGACTACACTTAATCCTTATTCATCTGATTGGCACAAGGTTGCTTACAATCTATCTAGATTCGCTCCAGCTATTTCAGAATGTGTAGTACTGTGTATGGATTATAGCAAATTTGACGCTAGTCACACACAACAAACTTTGCATGAAGCTTTAGATGTCATTAACGAATGGTATCGGTTTCACGGTTTCACGCAATATGAAACTGCTCGTAATACATTGTTTAAAGAAGTTACTAATTCCATACATTTAGTTTTCAATGAAGAGGAAGAATGGGATGGTAGTTTGCCTTCAGGATCTATGTTAACGTTATTAGTTAATGGTATAATTAATCATTTGAATTTGCGTTATTGTTATTATAGGTTAGTTCCTGACGTCATAACGTCCAGGCAGTCTTTTACCGCTATGATCGAAGCTATAGTGCAAG